GATTCTATGTGTAGCGATGGATCCAATCAACAGCCTGGAGAGCCCGACTGTAACTCAGGGCGTTTCGGTATTTGTGCCTGCTCAGGAACTGATTGCACGAAGTGTAAGCATATAGGATATGTCAATATACTCAATATCAGTAATGTGATTCGCGTTGAAATGCTGAGTGCCCCCGATGCTTCCAGAAGAAATGCTGCTTTAGTTCAACTCGTTGTGAGAACTCTACGAAGCAAGCCTGGTAGCACGACTACGGAAGTTGTGGAAGAGACAATTCCCTTACCGAATATTCCGATGCAGCGTTGGACGATGATCACAATTGCTCGTGATGGACGCAGATATGACGTATATTATAATGCTTCTCTTGTTTCTTCAAAGAGAACACAATATATGTTGGATACAAATTCTGCTGTAGGCCCTATTGTGGCAGGAGATCCCAATCTTTTTGGTTCTATTGCCTATATCCAAGTGTTCCCTGAACGTTTAACAACAGCACAAGTTTCAGCAAACTTCTCTCTTTTAGCCGATACAAATGGTAAGCCTTATGTATCATCACCTGATGTCAATTTAATGAATTACTTACCCACATGTAAGGGTGGTGATTGCATTAAAGGTATAAGCGTTCGCCCTCCTTCTCCTCTCATGGACTGGGACACGGAATATGCCTAGATGTAAAAAAAACCTTTGTTTCAACAGAAGCAAATGGATTCCTTTCCGGCTGGAAGATCAATAGGTGGTATCGTCATAGTGATTCTTGGAGCTGTAGCTCTTTACTATTTATACCAATACACGTATGGTGTTCAGGGGATTTCGGGACAGACTATCATCACGACAGCAATTCCTGGCAACACAGTCACGAAGCCTGCGTTGTATTCGATTCCTCCCATCTACGAGGGTGGGGAGTATAGCATATCCTTCTGGATCTATGTAACTGGTTTCAAGGACCAGGGTGGATTGAATAAGCATATTCTAGAGATCCGCGGTGTGGATTATTCTACACTTGTTGTGGGTTTGGGTGCTCACAAGAATAAGTTGGTCACTCGTGTGAATACGGCAGGTGGTTCTCCTCTGTCAGGCAGAACTTCTTTGAATACTTCTGAAGTCAAGACGCTCTTCACCACAGCACAGGTTCCCTCCGGCCTCTTGGAGCAGAATATGGAACTTTGCGACTTGCCTGAGGTGGATCTGCAGCGTTGGGTCAACTTCGCTATTGTTCTGAATGGCAGAACATGCGATCTCTATATGGATGGTAAGTTGGCTCGCTCTTGCGTTCTACCCGGTGCTTTCAAGGTAGATCCTAAGGGCTACCAGATGAAGTTCCTTGACTTCGGTGGTTTTGATGGGTATTTGAGTGACGTCACTTGCTACCAGTATGCCCTGAATCCCGACCAGACCTATAGAATCTACATGGGTGGTCCTTCCGATACGGCCGCCTCCAGTTTCTTGGGCTGGCTCAAGTCTATCTTTGGCCTGGAGGGAACTGTCACATACAAGATTCCAACTGCCGCTGTAAAGTATGAAAAGGGAAGTGTATCGTTCTAAAAAACCCTAGAAAACATAGATGTCAGACACAAGTGGCGTAACAGAATTTATTCTTGGGAAAGGCTTTTTCCAACAAGCAGTCCTAGTTCTCGTCGTCTTGACGATACTTTTCTTTGTGTTTATCACATTTGAGTATATATTCTTGTCTTTTATGGCAATAGGAAGCAAAGCCCTTGAATTAGTTCCAAGCACAGTTACGGCAGAAGACCGTCAGATTACTATCATTCAAAACCCTACAGACCCAAATGCTAGGACGATCCCTATGTCTGATAATGAGAGAACAGGTATAGAATTTACATATAGTTTCTACCTCTTTGTGAATCCTTCCACATTCACAGGTCAGAATGCTCTATATCATGTGTTCCACAAGGGCTATTCTGTGCCCTTCCCTCTCATGGGCCCTGGTGTCTTTGTGAAGGGTGATTCCAATTCACTCCGTGTTGTGATGAACACATATAAGAATCCTTACACCTATGTGGATGTGGAGAATATTCCTGTTCGTAAGTGGTTCCATGTTGTTGTATTGTGCAGAAAGAACTCTTTGGAGGTGTATATCAACGGAAATTTGAGAAAGAAGTTGCCCTTTGAGGGTTCTCTTCCTTATCAGAACTTCCAGAACTTGATTCTCTTTAATCCTCTGAAGATGATCATTCGCAAGGAGCCTACACATGCGGGTCTGAAGGAGGACATTCGCTTTGATGGCCCCTTCCGTGGAAGCCTCAGCAATTTGATCTATTTGTCTTATGCTGCCTCTTTTACCGAGATCCAGGCTTTGATGACTAAGGGCGTCAGTTCCAAGATTGCCAAACAGACAACGGATGTTCCTCCTTACCTGGTGGATACTTACTGGACCACGAGTTACCAACAGATGAATTAAAAAAAATTGAACTTACTATCTGCTTTTTGTATTGCATAAAATGGATCATTCACAAATTGTCATTACATTTGGCAAATACAACGGCAAGACTTATGGAGAAGTTCTAAAGTCAGATGTTTCGTATTGTAATTGGGTTTTAAAGCAAATGAATGTTGGTAAACAGATGCAACAATTCCAAGTTTGGCTAAAGACGAAGTCTAGAAAAGCAACTTGTGAATGTTGTAATGGGTCTGGAATGACAGATATCCTCTAAAAATTGAACCGTATCATTTTTTCCTGTAGAACAGGTAAAAATGATCTATGTTGGATTTGTAATTGAAGTGGGTGAAGCAATTCGTCTATTAGGACTCGACGAGTCAATTGTCAGTTGTTTCTATGATACAGAACCCATTCAGAAGTATTTGAAGGATGAAGGTTCTGATTTAAAGTTCTTCTATATTGATAAGGGTGCTTGTCTCTTTGGCCTTCGTGTTCATACATCCGATAGGGTCCTTCAACTTCCCTATTCAACTGTAGATAACACAATTGTTGCTATTTTAAAGAGGAAAGATGAGTTTCTCCGTGAAATCAGAAAACTCAAGATTGATATTAGTCAAGTCAATATCACATGGAGTGAAGAGGAATCAAGGGTTGTAGAGAATCCTCAACCTTATGTGATTAGTGTTTGAGTTTGACATAAAGAAACAACATTCTAATCATCAGATTAGATTAGAATGACCGGTGGAGGCCTTATAAGTCTTGTTGCCTACGGCTCACAAAATGTAATATTGAGTGGAAATCCAGATATGACATTTTGGTATAAAACATACAGAAAATACAGCCACTTTGCTACAGAATCAGTTACTACAGCACTTGAAGGTCCAAATGAATTGTTTTTTTCACAGCCTATCAAACTTAGAGCAAAAATACAGCGTGTTGGTGACCTAATGAGTGATATTTATTTCACATTCCGCATTCCTGATATCTTTAGCAAACATGTGAATATTCCTACTGAACGAACTTCCCAGTGGCAGTATGAATGGGTCCGCTACCTAGGTTGTGCCATTATTCAAAATGCTTCTTTCTTTGTGGGTGGTCAGAAGATTCAGGAAGTGGATGGAACGTATTTGTTGGCAAGAGCAAGTGTAGATTTGAACAATTCTGATTTTGAGAAGTTCCGCATTCTTGTGGGTGATGTTCCTGAACTGTATGCTCCTGCGGAAGGTATTTATGCAGGTGGCACGAATCAAACAGGATATCCTGATGTTTTCTATGATAACACCAGACCTCTTGGATCTCAGGCCAATCGTCCTTCCATATTTGGTCAAGATATCCATGTTCCTCTTGGATTCTGGTTTTCTGATGCGAGTTCTCTGGCTCTTCCTTTGATCGGTTTACAGTATCATGACTGCGAAGTTCAACTCACACTCAACAGTATTGAGAATCTCTATACTATTTTGGATGTATCAGGTTATCGTGTAAATCCTCTTGTGAAGATGGCGTCTACTTCCTTGGAGTTACAGTTGAATCAACCTGATTATGTTCCGAGTAATGATCAAAATGCGGAATGGAGGTTTTTTGCGACAGATGTTGGAATTACACCTCCTGCTCTGAATGGTTGGTTTTTGAATCCAAGAATTCAAACAACCTATGTCTATTTACCTGATGAAGAACGAAAGGTCTTTGCGACTCAACCACTCTCTTATCTAATGACACAAATGACACCTTATCCATTTCCTGGCCTCTTTAATCGTCAGATTCTTGATCTCTATACACACAACCCGATCACAAGAATGTTTTTCATTCAACGCAGGAGTGATTCCTTACAGTACAGAAATCAAACGATTAATTTTTCGAATTGGTGGAATTATCCCACACCTCCTTATATTCCTACTCCGAATGTTTCACAGTTGAATACAAAGGCAAATTCAAGTGGTATTTTGGTGCCTTCAGGTCAGAGTGGCATTATTCGTGCGTTGCGTGTCTTAGCGGATGGTAATGAGATTCAGGAGGAGAAGCCTGTGGATTTTTTCACAAAAATGACACAGTGGAAAACTCTTACAGGAAGAGGATCTCTGGGTATCCCTGTCTATAACTTTGCCCTTCATAGTCCTACTACACAACCTGCTGGCTCCATTAATGCATCTCGTATTAAGAACTTCCAAGTGGAAGTGGATTTCTTCCCTCTGCCTCAAAATACAAACTATGTCTACGACCTCACAATTTATGTAGAGAACTTGAATTGGTTTGTGGTGGAAGGTGGTATGGGTGGCCTCAAGTATGCTTTGTAAAAATTGAAATTAATACAAGCGTTTTCAGTTGGAATATACAAATGGAAGTTGTTCTTTTGACGGCTCTGACTGCTGTGCAGATTGTGAATATTTGTTTCCTAGGATATAGGATATTCTTGAAGACAAAGAAGGCTGGTAAAAAGGAGGATAAGAACGCCTAAAGTCTCCGACTTTGTTTCTTTGTTGCTAGAAGTAGAATATGTCTTTGGTAAAGTCAATTGAAAGAGGAATAAATTCTGCCACATACAACCCAGAGGCAGAAAAGGCCCTTCGTGAAGAGAGAAGACAGGCAAATGAGAAAAAGGTAGAGTTTCGCAATAATCTGGGGAAGATTCGTGACGCCAAGACTGATTTAATCCAAAAGAAGCAAGCCTCTCCATGGTATGTGAAAAAGATAGATTCAATTGTGAAAGATGCTTCTGAATGGTTGAAAAACAACCCTGATGCAACTGTGGATGATATAAATGAGTATGCTGTAAAAACAGCATTTGCTGTAACTGATGTTACGAAAGCAAATATTGTGGCAAATGCTCTTTTTACCTTGCCTAAAGTGTATAAGGCAAATGGAGAGGCATTATTCAAAGAAAAGAAAATTAATGACAAAACGAAGAAAGAAATTGATGATTTTGTAACCTATTTAGATTCTACAAATGCGAAGATAGATTCTTTTACTGCTGATGATTTGATGAACAAAGTATGGCCTGAAGTGGAGGACAAAGTGAATTCACTAAAAAATGTGATTGATGTGAATTTGAAAAACCCACAGGCAAATGTGAAGGAGGCAGAAAAACAGGAGAAAAAGGTGCAGCAAATTGAAAAAGCGGAAAAAGACAGTTTTAGTGCAAAACGACTAGTGACTGAAACTGCAAAAATCGCTGGACAAGTGGTTGGATCTCTTTTTATAGTTATGCTGTTTTTAGTGTCTGGAATGCTTACAGCAAATGATGCAATTGGTAGAGACCCACAGTATAGAATCCTCTATTTCGTCTATGGTGGTCTAGGATTTCCTTTCATGTTGATCTATTATTTGTATCGCTGGTTCTTCAGTTCTGCTCCAAAAATCTATAGACTTCTTCCTCTCTTTACACAAGAGGCAGATACAACTCTAGGAAGATTCCTATGGTTCCCTTTCACTTACAAGGAAGATCAGGCTGCAATTGATGCAAAAGTGAAATTCATGAATGAAGCGGCAAAACTTGTAGGAAAGGAATATGTTCCACCAGCAGAAAAACTAGGGCAGAATTTGGAAAAGTTTGTAAAGGGATTTCAAGACCTAACGCTTTCTCCTGCTGCTTCTGTTAGTGAAACAACAGCAAAGGCTGTAAAGGGAGCCAACAGTATTCTCCAAGCTCTAGAAAAACTTGAACTCCCTAAATAATCTAAACCATAGACACAATATTTATGTAGAAGATGCCAACACAACTTGATAAAAATTATCCCTTTGTGTCCGTCATTACACCCACATACAATAGGAGACGTTTTATTCCTTATCTGATCGAATGCTATAAGAATCAAGATTATCGCAAGGATCGCATGGAATGGATTATTCTTGATGATGGTCAAGATAAGGTCAAGGATCTTTTTGATGCTGCTTCAAAGACTATTCCTAACATTCGCTATATTGCCTTGGATGAGAAACTCTTGATCGGTGCAAAACGCAACAGACTCAATAAGGAGGCGAATGGTTCTATTATTGTTGCGATGGATGATGATGACTACTACCCTTCTTGTCGTGTCTCTGCTGTTGTTACAGCATTCAAGAACAATCCCAAACATGAACTTGCTGGAACTTCTGAAGTCTATATGTATTATTCAGACATTCAAAAGATCTATCGTCTAGGCCCTTACAATCCGAACCATGCAACAAATGGAACTATGGCCTGGCGTAAATCCTATGCAGATACTCACACCTATGATGAAACTGTCACACATTCTGAAGAGCGATCTTTCCTAGATGACTATAAGCACCCTATGATTCAATTGGATCCTTTTAAGGTTATGTTGGTGATGAGTCATAGTGAAAACACGTTTGACAAGAAGAAGATGAGAGAACAGGAGAATCCTTATGTGAAAAAGACTGATATGAAGATCAAGACATTCATTAAAGAAAAGAATCTAAGAGATTTCTTCACAACAGCGTAACAGTCTAAACAGTTTCCTGTCTCTTTTGTTAGAAATGTCAGGATATGAACCAACGGCGAAATCCATAAATGTTCTACATGATGCCTTTCGCTATTCTCTAGAATCAGGATCTCCTGAAGTGGATCAACCTGCTGACATCAAAGTCTCTCTTCGTCCTCACCAGAAGGCTGTTCTGTATGAAATGGAAAAGAGAGAGACTCTTTTATCGAGAGGTATGGATTTGAGTGGAGGGAAAATGTTTAGTCGCTTCTCTTTTTTGGGAGATGGTGTAGGTGTTGGAAAGAGTTTGATGGTCTTGGGACATATAGCCAGACTCAAACAGATTCCATCGATCCCCTCTATTCCTATGTTAGATCCTCATAGTTCTAAACAAATGTATAGTCTTCACGAAGACAATTTTGGGAAGGATTTATCTGAAGTAGGTTGCTTGATTGTTGTTCCTCACACGTTGTATCGCCAGTGGCAAACCTACATTAAAGATCAAACCAATCTCAAGTGTCTAGGTGTTCAGACAAAGAAAGTATTAGCAGAAACAACAAATATTCTACAAAGGAAAATCAAAGAGGCAGATGTTGTTCTTGTGAGTAATACTTTGTATGGAAGTGTTCAGGAAGTGGCGAGAAATTTATCTGGAAGAGAGTCTTTTTAGATGAAGCAGATACTCTTCATTTGCCTTCTACACGACCTATGTTTCAAACACGATTCACATGGTTAATCTCCGCAAGTTGGCCAAATCTTCTGTTTGCGAATGCTTCTCATTATGTGCCACATGCTTCTGTTCAAGCACTCATAAATAGTGAAACGATAGATAGAGAATTAAAAGAGTTCTATAAATCTTCTCTACAGACGAATAATGTGAATCATGCTCAATACCTCTTTTTACGTTATTATTTAGTTTCTGCAACATTCTTGCGGGACTTTGTAGGAACCTTTAATCCGATGCGAGGACGTCTTGTCTTACGTTGTCGTGATGAATTTGTAAAGGAATCTATTACTCTTCCTGCGATTAGTATCCGCAATATAACATGTAGGCCATCTATTTTACAGCGTGTTGTGGCACATGCTATTCCTTCTGAAGTTAGAAATCTGCTTCACGCAGGTGATGTTCAGGGTGCTCTCACACATCTAGGTGTAAAGTCTGAAGATTCTATGTCTCTTGTCAAAGCAGTCACAGAGAACCGTTATAAAGAATTGGATAGATTGAAGAAGACTTATGCATTTAAGGAGAGTTTAGAGTATTCCACTCCTGCAGCAAAGGAAACTGCTCTGAAGAGTTTGAAAGATAAAATCGGAAGTTTGGAGGAACAGATTAAGCAGTTGAAGGAACGAATTGAAAATTATAAGGAAGAGATGTGTCCTATTTGTTTTGATGAGCCACAGAGTCCAGCACTCACACCTTGTTGTTCTCGTATTTTCTGTGCGGGTTGTATTCTCACATCTTTAACAAGACAAACAACATGTCCTCTCTGTCGTGCGAATATTACAGCACAAAGCCTTCGTGGTCTAGCGACTGCTCCTGTTGCAGCGAAGAATGAAGTTGTGGATCCAAGTGCTCCTCCTCAGCCTCTGAAGAAGACAGAACAACTGTTAGAATTGATTCGTTCTACACCTGGAGGAAAGTTCTTGGTGTTTAGTCGCTATGACAATCCCTTTTTACAGTTGTCTCAGGAGATTGAATCGATGAGAGTTGCTGTAAAGCAAGTGCGTGGAAACAAGGATGTGATTGCTTCTACTCTGAAGAGTTTTCAAAAGGGTGAAACAAAAGTTTTGCTGTTAAATTCAATTGAGGCTGGAGCAGGTTTGAATATTACAGCAGCCTCACATATTATTTTACTTCATGCGATGAATCATGAAGAGGAGAAGCAGATCCTGGGTAGAGCCTATCGCCTTGGTCGCACAGAACCTCTGGAAGTGATTCGTCTTCTCCATCCTGATGAATTACAGCATGCTCACAGTCAGTAAAAATTGAATTCTCTAGATACAATACTCTTTTCAAAGTGAAATGTGCCAATTTGAAAAGAATATGCTTACATTACTTAAGCAAGAGCAAGACCATGTAAAGAGGGTCTATAAGGATCAGAATGCCTCTTACTTGAAGAGTTTGGAAGAGAGTATTAAACGAGCAGAGACAAATCTAGAGAAATGCGAAGAAGAAATGTGTGTGGCATCTATTTACCGAAACCACAAGAATCTACTTCCTCAGTCGGATCTGAGAGCATGGACGCAGATGAAGTGGGAAATTATGCAGTGTAAGAAATAGGAACTGTATACATAGACACAGACCTTACAACATGATTCATGGCATTTTCAAAGAGAGGTAAATCCATATGAATAAGTTCCTCTTTTTCGTTATAGGTGCAGCCAATAAATCGTAGATAGTATAATTTACAACTTGTTGCGAGATGAGCATAGTGATTTTTCTCTTCAATATTACAATTTATTTCAACAACATAGGTTTGGGACTCACAAAAAATAAGATGGGCTAGACCTGCTCCATGTGCTCCTACAATAATTTCAGCAGAACGAAAGAGTTTTATTTGTTCTTCAAAAGTCATAGTTTCTAAATAATAGATTTTGAATCCTAGAGATACAAGTATTTTCTGCACTTCATCTTCTTGCTCAACTCGTCTTGTTCTTGCATTCTTTCTCGAAATATAGACAAATTTCCCTTTTTCCTTTGGAACAGACTCCCAAATATGCTTATACAAATCCCTGACATATGAATACATCCAAGGCTCGCTTATAGAATCAGGGTGCCATAAACAGCCAGGAAGTTGAACATATTCTATATCCTTCTCTTTTTGATAGAGTCTTTGAAATCGTTTGGGTAGGGAAGCAAGAGCTTCCTCAGAAAATGTATCATTCGTTTTTTCATATAAGTATTGTATTGGTGAATTGTAATTATCAAAATAATAGAAGCGAGAAATCATATAGAAATAAAAATGATATGGATTGCTTGCAACAGCATCTTTCAATTCTAGGCATTTTGGTAAATCTGTATCATAATAGAT